CCGATGCTAATGAAACCGCTAATGTGCCACTTGTAGTGATAGGACTTCCACTTATTGACAATCCTGTTGGAACTGTCATAGCTACTGAAGTAACTGTTCCACCTGTTAAATCGCTTGTTAATGCTAAAGTTCCTGTTGCATTAGGGAAGGTAAAAGTATATCCTGTTGCAGATGGCAAAGTAAATGAATTACTAATACCACCACCACTTGTGAACTTAACCCCATTGGTTAATCCACCTAAATTCATATACCCTGCTAAAGAACTACTTGAAGCATTTTGTAAGAATATGCCTCCGTTGTTTTTAGTAGCATCAGTAAAAGTCTTTGTTCCACCTATTGTTTGAGCAGTAGTTAAATCTACATAATTTGCTAAATCACTTGTTAAAGCAACTGTTCCGTTTGCATTAGGGAATGTATATGACCTAGCAGCAGTATTACCTGATGTAATAAACTTGCTTAAATATAAGTTACCATTTAACCAACTTAAATCCCCAAGAGTATCAGCATAGATTAAACTTTCATTTGCACTACCTGTGGCAGCAGCAGATTGATGCTTTAATCCTAAATGACCATTCCCTGCTGTTCCTTTAATATGTAAAGATTGAGCATTCAATTTAAACGCACCCAAATCAACATCTTGAGTTGCACCTGTGTAGGGAACATAGCCTGTTAATATCGGAATGTCCGATGTTAGTGCAATAGTACCATTTGCGTTAGGTAAGGTATAAGTTCTAGCAGTATTATTTGTTAATGAACCTAATTCAAAACTTGCTTGTTTATAATTTGTACCATCAACATCCGAAATAAATGTATATTTTGTTGAATTTGCATTAATACTATTATAACCTACAACATTGCCAAGAAATGTAGTGCCTTGTTTTAAGATTAAATAACCACTTAAAGTTCCACTACCACGAGCAGTATATCCTACTGAATCAACACCTGAAGCAGTTAAAAGAAAAGCACCTAAATCTACTGAAGCAGTTGCTCCTGTATATGGTACAAACCCTGTTAATATAGGAAAGGTTGTCAAGTTTCCTGCTCCGTTTACATACTGAAGATTAGTTCCGTTGAAATTAGCAGTTATCGTACCGCTTGTCGTAATTGGAGAAGAGCCTATTGTTATTGCACCTCCATTAGTGGATAAGCCAACCGAGGTTACGCTTCCTGTCGCACCACCTGACCTTTGCCATATTGATCCGCTATAAACTGCTGAGTCACCTACTATAAAGGATATAGGCCCTGCACCGAAGTTAACAGTACCTGCCACATTACATAAATAAACATCACCCTGGTTACCTGTGCCATTCGCAAGGGTTGGTGTGTTAGTAGCAGCATTCCAAGTGCCCTTATACTCCATTACAGAGTTAGGTAGTTGAGATACTAATATCTTTCCGTTAGAGTCAAGCCTAGGTACACCATTAGCCACATCAAAAGCTACAGAACTTAATACTCCACTTGTGCCAATAATGACATCTTGTAAATCTCTAACTTTCGCACCTCCAGTAATTTGTATCTGTTGACTCATTATATATCTAATTAATTATTTTACAATCATTCTGACAAACTCATCCACCTCTAGTGGTCTTGCCGTTGCAAAGGTAAGAACTCCTGTGGCACTATTAAAGCTAACATTCTCATCCGTTGGTACACCGCTTGTAGCTATTAATCTAACCTCTACACCACCTCTTGTAACCGATATACAAGTAGCTCCGATTGCACCTGCGAATGTTACACTTGTTTCACCACCTGCTGCCGTATAAGAAAAACTATTCACGCTTGAAGTTGATATTGTAGAACCTCCGTCTATAACTTGAGTTCCTGTTATTGAATAAGCACCTGTTCCTTGTAGATTAGCTGAATAAGATGAAGCATTCTCCATTGGGCCATTAATGTCCAAAGAGATTATGTTACAAGTTCCTGCAATAATAGAATAACCATAAGTATCAGTTCCATCTCCATTGTCGTTATCTATTGAGAATCTAACTTGTATAGATTGCTTATTTTGAAGCTTACTCAATAAAGACAAATAGGAGTAACCTGACAAGGCAATTAAGCCATCTACACTTACATCCCAGTTTATTTGAGAACCTATGTACTCTTTATAAGAACCAGTTGCTAAACTCGTAATTTCTACTTGATCCACAGAAGTATTAAAAGTACAATTAGTTGAAGCTCCAAACGGAGTTCCTAATGGTATAGTTGTAGTTACTTGACCTACATTGCTAGATTGAGTATAAAGGGTAATTTGGTTGGTAGTTGTACCTAGGTAAATAACCTTAATTAGAAGCCTATCTGTGGCAGCTATAGTCGTTTGAGTAACTGGCATCTCATTAGAAATTAAGGTCTTTGTTAGGGCTGTTAAGGTCTTTACTTCCGATGTAAACAATAAGGTCGCAATACTGCCATTATATTTATATAGTTCATACTTAACTTGAGCACCTGCAAAGGCAGTTAGAATAGAATAATAAGCACTAAAAGTCCAAGTACCTGCTGGTATGGTTGTTACACCAGGATCAAGAGCATCCGTAATAAACGAAGCTATTGTACCTGCTCCTGTTTTAGTGAAGTCAACTGAAGTACCTGCTACTTGGCTTCTGCTTAATTCCTTACACACAATGCTATCAAAAGTACCTTGTGCAGTACCTCCATTAAAGTAATAGATAGCGTTACTATCATATTCATATAAAACTATATTCGTCCCATTAATCGCAGATGCCATTGTATAATTATTTTAATTTTAATATTATAGGATTTTGAACAAAAGGGTAATCACTTCCGTTAAAATTAATCTTATTTAATTTAGATGTTTGAACCGCACCTTTTACATCCCATCTAAAGTATTTTAAAAGGTAGTTGTACATATTGCTACCAGTTCCTGTAAAGTCGTATTGGAACTTTTGATTAATCCAATATCCTTTTGTTTTAAAATCGCCATCTAAAACATATTGTGTTTGTAATTCATCTATGCCTATATCTTGGTAAGCTAATTCAAATAAAGGCACACTTCCTGCTGCACCCCTACCAAAGCTACTAGGTACTATTGCCAAGCCTTGAGTATTAGTTATAGTTCCAATATAATAAGATGTAGCTGCTGCTCCTGCATTATTATATGTTGAATTATTTGGTACTGATTGAACCAAAACATTTTGCATAAAATAAGGGCCATAAGTAAACTCCTCTTCACCGCTATTGTACAAAGTGCTTTCAACTATCTGCGTTTGCATAGCATCATAATTAAAAACCTGTGTAGCCGAACCAAAAAGGTTAACTATAAAACTACTTGTAAGAAAAGTAGGTAGCGTACCTGTGCCATCCCAATAAGGCTCATATATGTATATTTTTAATATTCCGTCATATGGAACTACTATTGTGTTTTTCCATGTAGGAGAAACGCTACTAAAAAAAGATAATAATGTTGGTGTAGCATTCCATACTGCACTTTCATTTAAGAATTGTGTTGGTATTGTTACATCTGTAGGAACTAGCTCAATCCTATACCTAGGCCGACCATTGGCATAATTTAAATCATCCCATGCTATATTCAAATAGTCACCTGATTTTATTACAATAGGATCGCTAAATATAAAGTTTGTTAAAGATGCCTCGCTAATTGCATAGGATGTAAACTCTAAACCACCATTAGTATTATATTTATTAATAGTAGGAGTTCCAAATACAGTAAAAGCATCTGGAGTGCTAAATGTCCAAGATTGGAAAAACCCATTTAACATTCCTGCCACATTATTAATAGGGCTAATAAGCTTTAATGAATTTTTGCCTCTATTTAATGTAACTGATAATGATTCATTAATTTGCTTAAAGTCATTAGTAGCATCTACTGTTATTGTTGCTGGAAAAGAACCTGTTGCAGTTACGCCAGATGTTGATATATATGTGTATGTATAATATTTGTATGTAGATTCTCTTGTTACTGAACCATAGCTTTGTATCATCCAATGGTTATCTTGTTGATATATCTCCCACCCATATATCCTACAAAACATTTCTAGTATCTCATAAAAAGTATAATATTCCCCAGGTTGTTTAGCAAAAAAGTTCTTTTTAACTGATATAAAATCAATATTGGGAGCTGAAACAGAACTTGTTTCATAGTACTGATTAACCCATATATCTAATGTCAAATCAGTCTGCCTTAGACATTCACTAAGATATTGTATAATAGTATTGCTACTTGTGGCTAAAAAACCTAATAAATTATCTACATTAAAATAATATTTGCTATTTTTTAGTCTAGATAAACCATCTATAAAAACAAGAGATATTTCCTTTATTCCTGTAACATTAAAGTTAACATTTTCAACAGGGGAATAAACACCTGTCCAAATAGTCGAACTAGATGTAAAAGTACCTGAATAAGAGCCTATCTCTAATGTTAGTCTAAAGTCATCTTCATATGGGCTAAAGAAATCTAAAACATTAAAGTTTTCATCTATAATAGCATTTACTGTTGCTCTAGTTGCTATTATCGGAGTATATGAATTACCCTCATTGTCTATGGTTTCTATGACAATAGGGGTTACACCGCATTTTAAAGCGTATATAGCCCCTGTGTAATCCTTCTTTAATATTCTTAATCTATATGCAGATAACGCTTGTGACGGATCTTGCACATAAATATTATTGAATACCATTTCGTATTTTACTCCGTATGCCATTTAGAATGTTGTATTATTGTTTCTTTGAGCCTTATTCATCAAAATTAGTAAATCATTTCCGCTTATCCTTGCTTCTAATGTTCCACCACCTCCACCGCCTATTAAGTTTTTTAATTTGTCTAATGGAGCAATAACTTCGGGGTTAGATTTAGCACCAGGGTACTCACCCATTAATCCCATTGTAGGGCCACTAACAATACCTCCATCAGCAAATTTAGAAACACCACCTGTATCTTTTTTGGTTAATTTAGATTTTAGAAATGCTCCAGCAGCTACGGCAGCTATACCAACTCCTAATGCTACTGGCCAAGTAAGCGGATTTGAAAATAAAGCAGTTGCTATACCAACTAAAGTCGCATATTCAATTAATGATTTACCAACATTAATTAAGGCATCTGCTATTAATAATCCCAATGAATTAAATATATCAACATTTTCGCCAGCAAATGCCTTTCCTAAGCTATCGGCAAGCAATGTAATGCCATTGGCAATTAAATTATTAATTGAACTATTAATACTATTGGCAGTTTCTTTCCATGTTTGTTCTAAAAGAGTTATTTGATTTAAGTTATTTTCTATCGCTTTATCTACACCAGATGTATCAATATTCTTATCAGCATTAAACTGACTTTCTTTTAATGCAAGTAATTCTTTATTGGCATCTTTTAATGATTGAATATTTGCATTTCTATTGTTTTTATTTAACTTTAAATCAAACTTAGCTTTGTTTTGAATGCTAGTTATGTCATCATCTAAGAACTTTTGATTTATACCCCTAATTGCATTAGCGATATTAATTGCATTTTGTTTTTTAATTTGATTTGCCTTTTCAGCAGCTTCTATTAATTTTTGTTCATATTTTGCCGCTGCATCTGCATCTGCATTTCTTATTTTTTGTATTTCATCTAAAGTTTCTTTTTCAACTGCTAATCTTTTAAACTTAAACTCATTAGCTATATTTAATAATTCTGTACTAGAAGCCTTGTTAAATTTTGCTTTTTCAACTGCTAGCCTTTCTTCTTCTTTTAATACTTCAAGACCGATAGCTCTTTTAACGAACATATCATCTTTATATAATGCCTGTTCTGCTTTTAATGAGTTTAATAAACTATCATTTTGTTTTAATGAAGGGTTTTTTGTTGTTGTTTTTTGATTGCCAGATTTTGAATAAGGGTTATTTAGACTAGCTATTGTAGCAGAAACATTTAATTCCTCTAATCTTCTTAATAATCCTTCTGCTTGTATAACTCTATTTTGAGCTTGTTGTACATCGCTATCAGTTAATCCTAAATAATCTAAAACATGAATACCTTTACCAGTAGAAGAATTAATTTTATTCCTATCTTCTAATATTTGTAATTGCAATTCAGCCATTTTCTTTCCAGTTACTTCTGCTAACTGTTGTGCCCTTATTGCTTCTATATATGTATATACCGCTTGAGTGGCATCTCCCATACCTTTAAGCTTATCAGCCTCTTCTTTATTTACCTTGCCTAATTCTTCTTTAATTTCTTTAAATGCAGCTAGTCTTGTGTTTTCTGATTTTGTATAATCATTACCAATAGCTACTAATGCAGTAAGCCTTTGTATATTTGAATCATTATAACTTACCGCAGTCTTTACCTCTTCATTGGTCTTTTTTAGACTTTCAGTAAAAGCGTCTACGGTCTTTTTAGTTCCAAATAAGCCCATATCCCATGCAGTAATAAGAGCTATCAATCCAGAAAAGGCAGCATAGATAGCACCTGTCCCTGTTGCTAAAGAACCAAATAATGCAGGTAGGTTATTTTGAATACCTCTAAATCCATAAGGTAAATCCTGTAATACTAATGCAAGACTTGTCCATTGCATATTATTTTTCTTTAATGACACACTAGCCTCATCTAACCCCTTTTTAGTTTTAGGCAAGATATTGTTAGTCATATTTGTTCTTGCATAAGCCTGAGCTTCTGCCATAGCCTTATTTTCAATCCTATTGGTAATAATCTTATATTGAGTATCTAAATCCTTAAATGCTCTTGTATTCTCTTGACCAGCTACAACTAAATCAGTCATTGCTTTTTTAACAACGACAAGCTTTTTTTCTAAAACACCAGCAGTTTCGCCAAACTTTTTTGCAGCAAAATCTATCTTAGTAAAAGAATCTTCTACAGCGTTGTTTATTTTCATAAACTCTGTAGATTGCTTTTGCAAGTCCTTTAATACACCTGCTGCAATAGACATATTTTTATTGTAATTGTCTATATTCGCTTTGAGGACTACACTAATTTGTTCTTCTGCCATTATATTATAGGTTTAACAATTTTATATTTTTCTAGAACTGCTTTTAATTCTTCTTCTGTCATTACTCTTTGCTTTACAAAGTTACGAGTATCGCAGTCTAATTCAATAAGCTCTTGTGGCTTAACTTTCTTGCCCTTTGGTAATTGAATGTTTATTAGTAGTGTTGTCTGCCATCTGGTTCTAATCCACTTCTGTTCTTCCTGATGTCTATATCCATACCACACAAAATCTAATTCAGCCATCGTCATCTCCCAAAACAAATGGGGAAGCACTTTGCACTCCCCCATTGTATATCTTTCTATGTCAATCCACTCTAATTTTTTTTTACTCCATCTTTTTTAGTTGACTTTGTTGGCTTATCTTCTATGCCGCTATTCATACTTTCTGCAAGTGCTGCCATTACTTCTTGGAACTTATTACCTCCCATTCCACCCATATCATCTATCCAATCACACACTTCCATTTCTGTAAAATTTGGAGTGATGCCTTGAGAATATAATGGATATTCAGCAGCCGATTTCATCAAGTTAACAATAGCATCAAGTGAATCTTTGCCACTTAAAGCTTCTCCTATGTCAGAAGGCCCTATCCCTTGTAATTGACAGAATCTTTTAAGACTCCAAGTACAAAAACGCATCGGTATCTTCTTTCCATCGGAAAGAGTTAATTCAAATTGTCCTCTCATATGTTTGGTTTGTTTAGTTTCTAGTTTTTACCTTGAGTCAATACTCCTGTTCCTTTGAAAGAAACTGAGTAAGTAACTGGGCTTTCCATATCAGCAGTCATGTCAACACTTTCAATAAACGCAGAACCTGTCCATTTAGCATCATCTGTAACTGGAGTTACACCACCAACTGTTGAGTTATCTACTGTTGTAAACATAACTGTAACTGGTTGTCTAAGAAGAGCTAAAGTAGTTAATTCTGGTAAACTTACATAATTAGCTACTGTTGTTGTTGGAGAAACTGTAGCTAACCCATCAGTTGTTAAAGACCAAGACCTTTGTCCACCAATCTCATCAGCCCATCCTAAACTTTGTTTAGTAGAAGCATCTGGAGCATCTATTGCAATGCTTAAAGAGCAAGATGTTGCGTATGCTACTACTTCACTCCCAATTAGAACTACTAATGAAGTTCCGTTAAATACACCTGTTGTTGCCATTTTATTTTATTTTATATTATGTTAATTGATTCACGAAATGTTCCATTGTTATCACTCTTCTAAACACATATGCCTCATCCACATAGTCAAAGGTAGCAATATTACTACCAATCTTACAAGTCACTATTTTAAAGTCAGGTGCAGTACTAGGATAGCTTGGCGGTCTAACACCTACTATTTCTAATAACTCATTTGCATAAGTATCAACAGTTTTCTGCCCTACTTCTCCTGCTTTAAAAGTCCTATAAACTATGTCAAATTGGATAGTAACATTATAAGCAAAGCTTTGTTTATTACTATTGTCCACTTGTGTTTGACTACTTATAATCAAAAAAGGCGGTTCTACTGTGTCAGGTGCTATGGTATCATAAGCAGCTAATGAGTAGGAAGCCGAGATAAACTTATCGAAATAAGCTTTCCTTAATGTATATCCGCAGTCCTTCATTTTGGTACAAATTTAATGAAATATATTTATATCTTAGTTGATACATTTTTTATACCATTTACCATAGATTGGTAATGTTCTGCAAATGCACTAAATAAGAATGGTCTATGTGGAAGGTTGACCTTCCTTTTTGGAGTTGGCTTTTTAAATGTTAACGCATATGCCTCAAGGCTATCCATTTTAACACCAGGATATAAAGATGCTTGAAACTTATTTCCTGTTCCAAATTCTACATAAGGAGCATATATAACATTCTTATTACCAGCACTTACAAATCCACCTGTGTTAAAGTTAAATGATCTATGTGTTATACTATTTTTTAATCTTTTTGTCTTGCCTACTGGGGCATCTCTTTTAGCTGAGTCTTGTATTTTTTGGATAGTATCATCCATCACTTTTTTAACATTAACTGATACTACTTCAGGTGCTCTTCTTAATTTCTTTTCTAAAGAATCTAAGCCTACAAAATCTACACTTAATCCTGCCATTACTTAAGTGTTGAACATCCTATTAAATAATATTGATTCAAGTCAGCTTCATTGATAATAGAGTTAATCATGTAAGTCCTTGATTTCCAAGTTATTACAAGAGCATTAGTAAATGTCTTGCCTGTTGTATATCTAATCCTAAATGTAGCTCCATCATTAATACTATCCTTACCTACTATATTAGTCCTAGAATTGGTATTAGTGACCAATTCAGCCCAGCAAGTGTAGTATGGTACTAAAGTATTCACAAACCCTCCTGCACTATCAGAAACGCTTGTTTTAGTATTAAATGTAAT